GTTATAACGTAAATCATCAAACCAATCATGTTTTTCTGTCCAACGTATACGTCTTATTGTATAAGATATATTATGTCCTGTTAAAAAACTTGCTGCATATTTTACTTTATCCATGTGATCGTGGTGTGCCATTATAGCAACATGGTAGTCTTTAGGAAATTTAATACTTTCTTCGCCTGAAGCAAACCCAATAATATTAGTTAAACTACGTTTCCAGTTTTCATCTTCCAAGTGTAAACTAAAAACAATATAATTTACAGGTATTCTTTCATAAAAATCTGATGTTCGTGTTGCATTAGTTGTAACACTTAGCCATTTAATTTTGGGTCTTGCATATTCTAGCAAATCTTCTATTGCAGGATGAACACATGGTTCTCCTCCTGTGAAACTAATTCTTGCATTTTTAAGATTTGCAAGTTTATCAACTGTGTGCATTAATTTGTCTAGTCTTGTATGCGGTGAAAAATTATCATGTATTTCTGCAGGACAATATGTGCAATCTAAGTTACAGCGTTTACCCAAATTCCATTCAATTTTTACACTATCTGCGTAATGGTTCCAGCGATTTTCAACTCTATACATATTGAACAAACTCCGGATTTACATTTAAAAAGTTTTGATTGCGTGTCTTATCTAATGCACGGTTAAAATTTACACAATCATTCCAATACTGACTCAAATCTTTTGCTTCTAAAAAGTTAATGTTGTCGGATATTTGCCTCTCAGTAACAGATATAAGAGCAGGATTACTTCGTACAATTGGATAATCACGGAAGGTTTTTTGTATGGTTTGTAGTTCTCCAATAACTTTCTCCTTTAACGGTTGAGGTATTACTTGAGCACTGAGTGCTCTTGGATATGTTACTCTGTGTGAGTAAAACACAATACCCATGTTATTTAAGAAATAATCAATACATCTAGGTAGTTGTAAAATATTGTTTGCTTGTACAGTAAATGCTCCAACAATGTAGTCTACGTTACTAAAACTTTTGAATACTTTTATATTTTCTTCGACTTCTTCAAAAGATCCATTGCCTCTTATGTATTCATATACATCACCAATACCGTCAATGCTAACATTTACAACTACACGTTTGAACTTAGGCCAGTAATCGTGTATACTACGTCCTTTAATGCCCAGTGTAGTTCCGTTGGTTGCATATTTTAGTTCTATGTTTTTGCCGTAAGGTGCCATCATATCTAAAATTTTATAATGCATTGGATCCATCAATGGTTCGCCACCAGCAAATTCAATACGTCTAAAATATGGAATAAGTTTTTCTAAATTATCCCAAAAGTCATCACGTTCTTCAAACAAGCCTACATATGGGTGCTGCATTAGGTTGAGTTTTTTTACAGCATCTACTAGATAGTTTCCTTCGTCTTTGTAAAACTGTTCAACTTCTTGCCAGTCTTTCCATTGTGTACTATCTAGTGGGTTACACATACGACATTTGAGGTTACACAAGTTGTTTATTTTGATTTCTATTGTAGGAAATTCAAATGGCATACTGTAATCATCACGCAAACTGTCTAATGCGTTAGGATACAGGTTGCAACGTGCATCTGGAAAACTATCTCGTATGTGACGTTGTCTTAAACTTTCAACACCTTGGTCTTCCAAGTTAAAACAAGGTTCACATGCAGCCGGACGTTCACCACACAACACTTGTCTGCGTATTTCACGCATTGTACCGTTGTTCCAAATTTCCTCTAAACTGTTATTTTGTATCCAGCCAACAGGCAAACTACGACAACAGGCTTTTACTGCGCCATCTTCTCGTGTAGCAAGTCCTGTAAACGGATGTAAACAAAATGTTTTACTTGGATGTAAGGATTTTGACAAGTTCTTTACCTAAAATTTTATTACTGTATGCATTTGGATGATATCCGTCAGGCCAAAAGTACTCCTGAAATGGTTCTGATTCCATTTTTAATTGTTGTTCTCTGTTTTCTAGCCAAACACGTGACATGTCTTTACTACAATTATCAAAGTTAAGCATACCACCCCATCCACTATCCCACAATCTAGGATGATTGTATTTTCCATCACTTACTAATTCACTAACACTGTGAATAATTATGTTACTATCGTTTCTGTGTTTTAAACTATGACATCCGCCTATAAGTTTTATGTTTGCTTCGAAAGAATTTGCTGATTGTATTGTTGATTCTAATAATGTTTCGTTTGCTTTTATTAGTTCGTCGGCAGTTAAAAAGTCGTTTACATAAAAACTATAATGTTTCTTGGGATTCGTTATATCTCTAAAAGGATCTGTTACAAAGAATAACACTACATCGTAATCATGATGATGCTTTGCAATATTAAACAGGGCTTCTTGATTGTTCCATCCCCACATAACATCTACTTCAGCAATTTTGTTTAATTGTTTTACATAACCTGGTCCAGTATTTACGTGTTTACCACCGCGAATATCCCAAATACCGGCTGCCCAACTATCGCCTACGCTAAGAATACGCATGTTGTATACCCCATTCTCTTTCCTTGCACCAAAAACATTCACCGCACAACGGCACACGTTGATAAGGTTTATAATTTGTATAATCTAAGTCTGCAAATTCGCCTTCACAACTGCGAGTAATTTCGAGCAGTTCTCCTATATGGTTATCCATATATTGTTTGATAATCCAGTCTTTACGTACATTGGTAAACGGATGACAAACTGTTACACCCATGTGTTCTGTTTCAACTGGCAATCTAGCATAATCTCTATCATCTAAACTGCCTTCAAATTTTTCAGTTGGATTTAGTGTTACACCTGCATACCATGCATCTAAATTGTGCAAGTGTGCAACATATTCGTTGTGCGCTCGTAGTATAATTCTATTGCCTGACTTGTTTTCACCATACTCGTCAGTGATGTATGTTGTATTGGGCTCTTCCATTTCAGGAGGTATAAACCCTTCGATATGTTCAATACGATTACTAAACTTTTCTCGAAACCAACTAACAACGTCTTTGGCAATCCAACGTTGCCACGGGCGTGTTTTCCACATACGCACCTGTGTAGTAAAGTAAATATCGGCAGTAGTGTTACTTAATATAAGATATGCTAGTAACGCACTATCTGCGCCACCACTTAAACTGATGCCTATGCGTTTCCATTCTTTTTTTATTGGGATGTAAATTCCGTCGACTTTCATACTCTATTATAACACACATCAGTAATGTGTCAAGTGTCCTATTCCTATGCGTTCTTTAAATTCTTGTGTAAACTTACAGTCAATACGCAATCCATATTCTTGCTGCATACTGTATTCACCGCCATGCCAGTCTTGATCGTTAAAAAAGCAGGCATGTGAATTTACATAATGTTTGCGTTTATATTCTGGATCCCAAATATAAAAACCTCTTTGTGTATTTGGACGTATGTGTATAAACTCAATGTTGTGGTCGGTATAATCGTGTGTATCTGCATCCAAGTCTCTATGCTCAAATGGCTTGCTACTGCTTTCACTTACAAAGAACATCACTCTGCCAGTGTGTTCTACAATGTTTTTTTCTTTGAGTGCATCTACCCATGCCATAACACCAGGAAAGAATTCACTTTCTGGAGTTGGTTGTCTTGCAACACTACCTCTATCTTTCATGTTAGTGCCTTCTTCTTGTAGCACATAATAAATGTAAGGATCGTGCGCACCCATAGCACTTTTTAAATATCTTACAAACAAGTTGCGTTGTTTATAATCTGTAAAGTCTTTTGGAAAAATAGTGTTACCGTTTAGTTTAATTGGATCGTTTTCGTCAAGTGCTTTGTATTCTTCAAATGCACGGTATATAGGTTTCCAATTACAAATGTAACTCATGTCTTTAAAATCAAACCCAGGCGTCATCCATGTGCCTTCTTTTGCATAGTCTCTTGCAAGTGCCATGCCTTTGCATATCTCTGCATTTAAACTCTTAAATCCTTCAATATCAAGAAATGGATCAAGGTCGATATATGGTTTGTTCTCAAATCCTCTAATCATGCAAATACTTATCCAGTAAATACTGCATGATAGCGTCAACTGAATACACTGCAACAACAGAACAGTTTGAATACTTAAAAAGTATATGCAGTACCGAAAACAAAATGGTGTTAAACAAACCTACTGGTGATTTCTTTTATGATCCGTGGGAAGTGTTACCAGAATATCGAGATACACCTGTTGAACAGTTTTTATCACAATTACCTGATATTGGCGAAGCACGTATTATACGACAAGAAAGCGGCACTTGTTATTTTAGTCACAGTGACATTGATGACAGATATCATTTAAATTTAAGTGGCGACTGTGCTGCACTTATTGACATTACCAAAAACAAAAACTATTTTTTATATCCTGATCAAAAAGTTTATGTAATGAATGCTGGTACAACACACAGTGCAGCAAACTTTGGAGAACACACTAGATATCAGTTGGTAATAAGAAAACTATTAGAAAATGTAACATGGACAGACACCACAGTTGAAATACATGCCGGAGGTGAAAATCCGAGATTTGCATTTGACAAGTATGTTAGTCCGTTGTTAAATGATATGAACAAGCGTAGAATACTTGGCAATTTTCAAGTATTAGAAACTGGCGTTCGATTAAAAACAACAAAGTATTGGTTTGAAAAATTAAAAGAATCAGTTCCAACTGAATTTAAGTGTATATCAGTTTAGCCTTATCGATAAATTCGTCAGGATAATCTCCTCTAAAACTTTCAAGAGTTAATTGCCCGTAAAATTCAAATGGGTATGTGGCATTTATATTAATATCATTTTCTTTACAATATGCTAATAACTTTTCTTGTCTGCTTTCGCTAATATGATCCAGTACCTGAGATATAGTTATTTCTTGTTCATTGTCTCTATAACAAAAGAAATGATTTATACTGCGTAAAGTGCCGTCTATTATAAAGTAACTGCTAGGATGTAAACTAAACTTCCAAATTTTACTGTTTCTGTATGCTTGTAAAATGTTTAACATTTGTTCCTGCCAATCAGGAAGTACAGAATCATAATTTTCTTTATTGCATTTTGCTTGTTGCCAAAAATCTACATCTTGGTATTCAAAAACCAGTTTGCGTTCTACATCATCAATGTGTCTTAGTTTAGGCATTAAGTTTTCGTATTTGCCAAAAAACAACAAACTAAACTTAAAATCTCTTTCCCATTTTTCTTTTAGTTTTGCTTCGGGTAAACATTGCCCGTTGTGATATTTTTGGTCAGTGGTATAATGACAAGTAAACAATTTGGTAGTTTTGTCAACAAAACTTGTATAAACTAGATTGTTTCTGCAAAGTCCTACACCAGGTACATTGTTGTAATAGTATTCAATCATTAACTATATAAAGGCAAGAACTTTGGTTCACCGTTTACAGTAATTTGTAACCAACTGTCAGGGGCAGTTGTATTTGAAGGTTCTACGCCTGTTTCTCCGTCTGTATTAATTTCTGCTAATGTAACATGCAACTTGCCATGATTGTCGTAAATCATATAGTTTGCTTGTTCTTCGTAGCCACCTGTTACAAAATACAAATCTCCAGGGCACCCTGCTTCTTTCAAGTCAGGTCTAACGTCTGCATCTTCGGGTATTCTTGCATAAATTGCTGCAACGTATGATTTAGTTTTAAACAAATCTCCGCCCATGTGTATTGCAGTGCTGTCGTTTGGATTAGCATTTGTGTCAATGATTGCACTATAAACCAATCCAGGTAATTTTTGTCCTGGTTTAACAGGAACTGGATCTGTTTGTGTACCACCCGACAAGCAAAGTTCCATACCTATTTGTAGCCAATCACGTACAGGAGGCTCAAATTCTCTAAAGTATCTTAACTCAATTGCTGGTTCGCTGAATACTTTATCTATTTCTATTTTTAAACCGTTGTGATCAAAATTTGCGTTTGGCAGTTCTAAGCATTCGCCACTTAATTGTTCTGTAAACAAATTAGAAACACTGATACTATTTGACTTAGCATTGTATATTTCTATTCCGTTGTCGTTATAGATATTACCTTTGAGATCTACATTGTGTAGCATTCGTTGTTCACTATCAAACAATAATTCGTTTGTAGTTGGATCACAAATATCACCTGCAAATACCCCTGAAATCTTTTTTGCAACAACTTCGTCTGCTGATACAACTGAAACTGACAATTCGTCGTTATCTAAATTGTACATGCTATTGCCAATTTTGTTTAGAATGTCACCGTAAAACGATCCTGTAAAGTCACCTTGTAAACTGTCTATAGTTTTGTGTTCAACATCGATAAAAACGTTGCCTGTACTGTCAACAATGTTACCTAACAAGTTACCAAAAAATGTACCTTGGAATGTGTTTGTTTCTGCATTGTAAACTGTTTCGCCATTTCTGTCAGTAAAGTCGCCCACAAATTTACCTGTAAATACACCTGTGTTGTGATCATAAGATAGCAATCCGTCACTGGTGTATACATTACCAATTACGTCTTTTTTGATTGCACCAATTTCGTTATCAAAAACTACATTTCCTTCACGGTCAAGGATACTGCCTTTGACATTTCCTAGCCAAGTGTTATTGGAAATATCTGTTAAAATATCTCCATTGTTATTGTATATGTCTCCGACTACGTCACATTTTATAATGTTGGTATCTGTATCGTATACAATATCGCCTTTTTCGTTTACAATATTAGCACGAATTGTATTAGCATCAATATGATAAGTTTCGATGTCAATGATTTTTTTACCATGCACACCTAGTACATGACCTTTAACATTACCTAGATACTCTCCTAGATCTTGATCGATAAGCAGTTCGCCATCACTGTTTACAATGTTAGCCATCACTGTGCGATTGTAACTATCAATCATCATGGTGCTGTCTGCACCTACAATATTAATCCTATACGGAGCACCTTCGTAAAGTTCCATAAAATCTCCTTGACAACTTTGCTAGTAGTATATATAATAGTGATATGTATGATATAGTCTTTATTGGCAAAAACACAGAAAACTTTGACCTACTAAAGAAACGATTTCCACTAGCCAAAAAGGCACTTGATGTTAAACAAGCACAGCGTATAAGTTTAACAAAGTTTCTTTGGCTTGTTTGGGATGATGTTGTAGTGCAAGATGATTTTAACTTTGACTACGTGCCCGATGCGTGGAGTCAAAACGTTATCCATTTGTTTTTAAATGGAGAGCATTATGACGGCATTTGTTTGGTTCCAAAGTCTATGGATATTACACAAAAAGAAATCGATCATAGATTTTTTGTGTCAAATAAGAAAGTAGAAATACAGGCTAGTAAACCTTGCAAGTTTGAAGTTTTTGAAACTTTAACATACGAAGATTATCTTGATGCTTTGGAAACAAGCAAATATGATATGTTTTGGATTGTACCAGATTATGTTAATCCTGCAAGGCATTTTAAGTTTGACAGTTACTTTAGCCATCTTGGACGTAATACAAACTATGCTTATTTGAATGGCAAATATCATGACGGTATTGTGTTGTGCAGTAAAAAAGCAAAATTCAGTAGACGTGAATTTGATTACAAATTTATTGCAAACAAAAAAGAAATAGATATTATTGTAAGCACACCTAAACCCTATGACATGGTGTTTATCAGTTACCAAGAGCCAAATGCTGATGAAAATTATGAACGTATACTGCAACGTTTTCCAGACTGCAAACGTGTACACGGTGTAAAAGGCATCCACCAAGCACATATCGAAGGTGCTAAATTGTGTAACACAGATATGTTTTGGATTGTTGACGGTGATGCAATCATTGTAGATGATTTTAACTTTGATTATCAAGTAGCACGTTGGGATAAAGAAACTGTGCATGTATGGCGCAGTCAGAATCCGATCAATGATATGGTATATGGTTATGGCGGTGTAAAATTATTTCCAACAGAACTAACAATCAATATGGACACTACAAAGCCTGATATGACAACCAGTATCAGCAGCAAGTTTAAAGCAGTGCATGACATTAGCAACATTACAGCATTTAACACAGATGCATTTAACAGTTTTAAAAGTGGATTTAGAGAATGCTGTAAATTAAGTTCGAAAGTTATTGATAGACAAAAAGACGATGAAACAAATGAACGCTTGCGCAAATGGTGTACAATAGGCAGCGATAGACAATACGGTAAGTATGCTATTGCAGGAGCAAAAGCAGGTGCAGCGTATGGTATGTTGCACCAAGGAGATTTACAAGCATTGAAAAAAATCAACGACTTTGATTGGCTACAGGAGCAATTTGAAAATGCAAACATTTGAATTATTAGATAGATTTGAATTATTGTATCCGACAAATACAAAGTTAGCAGACTTGCGTAGAACTTACATTGATAATGATTTAAGTAGTTTATTTAGATTGGTCGATGCTGATGAAGAATTACGAAAAGCAATTTTAGAAAAAAATCTGCACAGTATTTTTAGACTATTACCAGAAGAACCTGGAGCATTTGGTACTGTAGATGATTTACGCAAAGCAGTAATTGAACAAAACTTACATAGTATTTTTAGATTAGTGGATCATGAAGATTTACGTAAGGCAGTAACAGAAGATAATTTACACAGTGTATTTAGATTACTTAACGATGATGATTTGCGTAAACTTGTATTAGAAGATAATACTTGGAAGTTATGGCCTGTTTTAGAACGTTATGTTAATACACAATTTATTGCAGCATTTAAAAGTTTCTTTGTAAACGATGTTGAAATATGGAACGACTGTTTTAGTCGAGGACAAATACAAAGTAAACTATGGTTAATCAACGAACTTAAAAAATGTAAAGTAGATCTAGGCACAGTGTATTTGTGTGCAGGTTGGTATGCTACACTTGCTACAATGCTTTTTGAAAGCGGTATGAAGGTAGATAAAATTCGCAGTTTTGATATTGATCCAAGTTGTGTAGATATTGCTG